ACTACGGAATTCACGATCTTTGCGACTGTGAATCTCTGGACGTTCGGTTCTAGGACATATGTGTTGTCAAAAACAGTAATCGGACGAGGTGCTTGGAATAGAAGGTCGGCATCCACCGTTGTTACTACTAGCACCTAGTAGGATAAGTCATTTCTGCTTATCTCATACGGTTACATTCCCGTATGGTCGGACTATCGCATCACCCATAATTAGGTGCCCGCTCATTTAGTCTCTCAGCGTGCCTTGCGGCTTCGCCCTTGTTGGCATTTCAGCGTTCAAGTCAATTAGAGTAGGTTTTACTGGCGCAATACTCTTGACGCCAGAGCAAATTCCCAAATTTGTTACTGCTTTCGCAGGATCAGACATTTCTGCTGACCTCTCACGGTTGTTATTCCTCGTAAGTTCGGACTATTGCTTCGTCTTTAGACGCCCTCTCACTTAGTCTCTCACGGTGCTTTCGCTTCCGCCTCGTCTCCATTTCAGGGTTCCGAGTCAATCAGAGTGGGTTTTAAAACAGCAGATTTTGTTTACTGTTTCTGGAGAAGAAAATCTCTCGCAGCTTGTGCAGAGCCGACGACCAAAGCTAAATCGGAGGATAATCCTTTTGGATCACCTTGAGTTCCTTTGATATCGCCCGCTGGGGTAAAATTTTCAGCAGTCAGTGGCTTGTGTGCGTTACCGTCCGACTGAATTTTTGCATCAGTCACTTCAGGCATGTGCCTCCCGTTCCTTTTTCGCAGCTCGATATTTTCGGTTTGCTAGAGCTGCCTTACTCGGATTTTCCGACCGTCTCCTGATATTTGATTCGATTACCGCAGGACACGGTATTCCTCTCTTGGACTCACTCAAATGCTTACGATGGTCTAGTGATTTGGGTCGTCCCGTCAAGGCTAAAGCAACGGCTAATTTTTGGTGTTCAGTATTCGTACATCCCTCACGAGTTGCCCCGCCTAGGCCACCTTCCGCCAAATTATAACCAATTTCCAAATCTCTTGAATCAAGAGTTTGAATAAAAAACTTTTCTAAGGCGTTCATTTGCTCTTTATCACAAGGACGAACTAGTGATGAAATCACAAACGCCTCAGGACCATATTTTCGTATGGCACGGTATAGAAGCGGCTTGTCGTTGGTTCTACCGCCAGATATAGCTCGACGACACTGCAAAGCGAGATATGTTGATAGGTCATCTCCTGAATGTTGCCCAATGTAAATCTTGGAATTCACCGTATTTGTGATTGCGTAAATATGCATAATTAACTATACCATATTCCCCAACAGTTGTCAACCATAAATTCCTGCTTCTTCAAATGGATCGCAATACCCCGCCGCCATCACCTGTTCAGCTTGTACTGCCTCTCGCGCTGAAAGATCGGGATTTTCCAACGCAGCATTCAACGCCCTCTGCTTAAAACATTTGGCATATGTCCCTTTACCGTACAAATGGTCATATTGCTGTTGTGCTTGGCTGGAGATGCCGAAATCGGGGCTGGCCGCTTGACGCTTACCTTCCATATCAGCATACCCAGAAAACTGATCTACCAAAATCGACAATGCACTAACGATATCATCATGTGTAGAAGCCGCAGTTCCGAAATTGGATAATTCGGAATACAACTCTTCGAGTCCGACGCATTGATTCGCAAAAAGAAGCCTGTCGTCACCAAGATACCTCAGCACCGGCTTCGCCTTCATATCTTTTGCGTTCTTCTTGTTTCCTTGACCGAGCGGGACGAACTCTATAGGAACACGAACACGTAATTTGTCCATTTCCCGATAAATTTCTTTTCCTAACCATTTCACGCCTACCGAATCTTCGATACACATGCGTGATGGTTTCCATTGGTTTGCGACGGCGGCTATCTTACCCGGCAACTCATATTCATTCCATCGACCGCGTTGGCAATCAATGATGTAAAACCGCCCTCCGTAAATTAAAGATGTCAGAATTACTGTATAGTCCACCCAACTTTTCGTAGAGTAAGCAGTGTCTATACAGGTAACCACAAATCCCGTCTGCGGCAGTAAATTGGAATTGATCGTTTTCCGATGAAGTAATTCCAACGGAAATTTTACAACGTGGGCCTTGGTCGGGTCGTTGAGGTATTTTACAGCAAATCCTTCTACGTCGTGACACTCGCCCTTTAGAAACTCGTAGGTAAGCTGGCCGGGAACGTTAAACCACAATTCCCAATCAGACTCTACCATTTCGCTCTCAACTTTGCCTGCTTTTACAGCAGCCTGATTCGGCCACCATGCAGGCCGTAAATATACCTTCATCTTTACAGGATCACCATTTTTGACACATTTTTCAATGTGCTTCATGTCCTGTCCGTAGGTATCGTCGGAGTCGTACCATGTCCCGATTTTATCGTAAAATCCGTACGGGACTTTCATGGCTTTATTGATGCTAACCTGCTTGTTGACGTTCTTGATTCGGTCAACCGTCCGGCTATTCTCGTTCGTTACAACGTCATCCAGTTTCATGACGCCGACGTGCCATCCTGACAAGTTCTGGTCAATGGATGCTGCGAACACCGTACATTCCTTGTCAACAAATGCCGACGCAGGAGTTTGAAACTCTTGCTGTGTTCCGTCGTCCTTAGGAATACAATGCTCAGGAAATAGTACCTGAAATAGAAATATTGACCCATCCGGCATCATGCGCGGCTTGATCGACTTCTTCGTGTGATACAGATTCTCAGCGTCAGGATCACTGTCGTCCAACTTGAAATGTCCCTTGATTTCTTTTACGAAATCAACCGCTAGATCGAGCACGCCCGTAAGGATCATGATCGTAATTTCTGGCCAGTTAAGGATGTACTGAATTACGTCCGCCATGTCAATCGACGACTTAAAGCCGCCTCTAGGCACGAGCAATAGTCGCTCTTTCTGGTCGACGTACTGCGTTGCGAACTCCTTGAAAGTAGGAATCAGGGGATTCTTGCGGACGAAAAACTCGTTGCAGATTTCCTCGTGAGTGTTGTGAACCGTTCCATCAATCCAGATGTAAGTCTTATCCGTCGTATCCCTGTACTTTTCCAGCAAATGGCATAGCGCGAATAAATTCGTTTGGGCCATGTACCGATACAAGAGCATGCGGTCTTGTGATGCGGGATCATCTGTGATAACCCCGTATGCCTTACAAACAGCAATGATTTTCTTCTTGATAGGGTCTGTCAACCGCTCGAAACTTTCGTACGCATTGTGAGCCATGATGTCGAGGGGCATATCCTTGTGCTGATAATTGGTGTCTGCCTTGTGCTTGTTAAACCATGTTTCTAACTGATCGACCCTCATGACTCCTCACTAACCTTTTACTTGCAATCGCCGACTGCACCTTTGTAATTCATATTACCTTCGGGCTGGCCGGGATAATCGACATATTTCGTACTACCTGCACGCTTCTCTCCCGCTCTCGTCCCTTTGAAGGGGCCGGGTCCAGACACACCAACCGTCTGTGGACCACTAACGTGTTTCTCTGCTGTCTTACTATTCTTCATAAAGTCTTTCCACCTTTCAATATACTTCGCTGCATTGCGAAGCGATTCAGGAGAGTCCCGAAAAGAGCCAAGACCTGAATTGCATCGAGAGCATAAAATACTTCTTACACATTTACCACAACTTATCCGTCCTGAACAGCATGCATGGTCGTGATCAACAGACCACCCGTTCTTTCCCGGTTCCGTAGATTCACAGACGGCACAACATCGTCCTTGAGATTCAAAAGTTGATTCCCAAATCTCAGGAGTCCACTTATACTGAATCTTTAGACGATGCTTCCTATTCCGTTTAGCAACGTATTCTGGATGTGCTTTACGCCATTGCTCACTGTTAGCGATATGCATCGCCTTATATACAGGGTCTTGCATTCGTCTCTGATGATTTTGTGCAGCCCGATTACGGCGCACTTCGGGATCTTTGTAAGGCATAATTCTCCTTTCCTGAGAATTGGGCGGTAGAGGAAGCTACCGCCCGCCTTCGGGTAATTAGTCCGAAGGAGATGAACTTATTTCTTGGGGTGATGCCAACCATGCATAGCGACGGCCATTCTGCCCATGGCGGCAGTATGCGGGTTATCGCTGTTGGCCGCTTCCTGCTTCTTCTCCATTGGGATCGGCTGATCCTCTGGAATTCCGAAGTGACGATGTAATGCCCCGCCATGCAACTTATGCATGCCTCTTGCGAAATGGGCTTTTTCTTCCGGTGTGTGTTCAGCCATACTATGCTCCTACTCCTGCTGGTCCTGCGGGTGCGACACCCGGCATCGGAGGAGCTGATGCGGTCAAAGGAGCAGGTGCTCCCACCGCAGGAGTTTCCTCTCCCTCATTGGGCGTACCGGCGTGATCCTCAAAATGATTGTGAAGATCAGACATGTCATTCGAGACATGCGTCTCATCGGGATGATGGGCCGGATGATGATGCACATGAGTATGAATTAACTTTCCATCGTGTGCACGAGTAGTACGAATTTCCTTAATATGCTTCGCAGGCTTTTTCTCGGAAGCCGATTTGCCAGGAACCATATCGAACACTTTGCTATCTGCCATATTGTCCTTCGCTGATGTAACTTTTTCGCCCTCATGTAGCGTATAGTTCCCCGTCTTGGGAACGTAATCAGTGCCGTGCTTAAAACTACCCAGCGGCTTTATGTACTGGTCAACATTGATTCGCTTCTCGGGCGGTTTATCCCCATACTTGGCACCCGGATGAATCTTGTCAACCTTCTGCGGGGGGTTCGCCTTTGGCATGTCAACAGGGCCGCTTACTGCCTTCTCGTACTCTTCCACATTCTGCTTGCGGTTACCTAGGCCCGATTCTTCACGGCTTCCGGCACCCATATTCAAAAGTCTTTTACTTAGATCGAGCTGGTCTGGCATAAATATTCTCCAAAGTATTCCATTTCGCCCGCGCCCAAAATTCCATGCCATGGCCGGGATCGAACGGGGGGTATAGCGTTTTGAAAATGTGTCTCGCCCGATTAAACGGCTGAGGTAACTCCCCCGCACTACGAAGATACATGAACGCCATTGAAGGACCGCGAGACATACCGGCGTTGCAGTATACTAATATAGGCTTGCCCTTGTCCATCATTTCCGCAATGAACTTAATTCCGGCGTCTAGCATTTCCTCAGAAATGAACTCATGATCATCTGTGTCGATCAGGTTCAAGGCCATCCAATCACCCTTGCGAGCGAAAAGATAGTCTGAGCCTTTCGGAGCACCCATAGTGGTATATCCAAGCATGGCTCGATGGCTGTCAGGACCATCCTTAGTAGCAGACAGACGGGCATAGCCACGTTTCTTTGCCTCGGGCACATCCTTATCACCGCCGACCCACAGACCGTCGATTATTTGCCTCATCAGTTCTCCTCAAATAGTTTTAGGCCAAGAGCGTTAAAGGCTTCTTCGACGTGCATACGAAAATGGTAAGAATCTTCCTTGTTCTTGAAGAGTCTTTTTCGAACTGTGACTTTTCTCTTATTATCCCATCCATAGAAACTTCTCTCCTCGCATGGATGTTTAGGAAATGCCTCACTGCGAATTATCGTAGTCGTGGCGTCTTTGATTCCCCATTTTCGGGAATCGGGTCCACGTATTGCTGAGAGAATGTCCCAAAGGTCAGCACTGTATGGTTGTTTATTCAGCATCCGTTCAATCTGTTGCAAAGCACCCCTAAGAGTTTTTGGCGTTTTCATACGCCCTCGGGCCGTGCTTAGCGATAAATTCTTCTTTAGTCAGGAATGCCAAATCCCATTTTATCTGTGATGCATTATTACTCGCGGGCAATGTAAACTTCGGTAATACGTAAGAACAACCGTTCATACCCCCTCCGTAATAATCTTCTTCGCCTTTGCCGCCGCTTGCTGCTGGGCCGCGACTTGCATCACAAAATTCTTCAGCATTACATTCGCGAAGTCCGTCGCAAACTGAACGTGCATTTCATTAAGGATCATCGAAAGACCCTTATACCTCCAGACCTTCGCAAAACCCTCGACTTGTGCTTTATTGACCTGTGGTATTTGCATTCACTCCTCCATGATGTTTCGCCCGCATATCGGCTAGTATCTGATCTTCGGTAATGGAGGAGCTTGACAGATTCCCTGCGTCTGCTGCTGCGAGTTGCTCGGCGGAAAATACCTTATCCATTAGAGCAAGCCGGTCAGCAGCTTTCAGCATAACCGTCAATTGCTTATGATCAAATGGTCCCTTTGCGCCACCATTAAGCATGATTCGCTTGTAAGCGGCGGCTATGAAATTGAGACCTTGGTCTTTTTTCCTTTTCGCCATACTCCTCCTAAAATGGTTACCACAAATTCTTTAACGCTCCCATCGCATAAATACAATTCTTTTCTTCTTGAAAAGGTCGCCCGTGTTGGTGCTTCAGATGTTGCCGCCAAATTGCGACGTGGCACATCTCATGCAAAAGTACAATGCGCCAGTAGCAAGGCTCGCCCTTTAACGCAGGATCGATTTTAATCTCGAACACGCCATCTGCGACTTCAAAAACCGGACAGCAAATCGCATCACACTTGGCTGTCGGTTCCCAGATGGTTACTGCGTCAGGTAATTCGCCGTTCCAGAATTTCTTATTATATTGGTTATAGGCGAGCTTGAGTTGTCTATCTGACTGCATATCGCCTCCAAAAAATTAAGGGACAAACGTGACGGTTGGCCAAAGGCGACCTAACGGATGCCCCGTTTTTCTTTTAGTAACCAACAACCTACTCGTGCTGCGGAGACAACGACAATCCTGCGGTCGGGTCTTGCGCTGTATTCTGAACCGGGACAAGACCTTCGCCCGCCGTACTTGGAAGCGTATTTCCCAAAGGACCATTGTTACACACTAAATCGGTCGCATCTTGAATACGAGCTTCGATCAGTGGTTTCCCCGCCCCACCCGGCTGTACGTGCCCAGTGATATTAAGCACCGGCCCACCAAGCGTTTGCTGCGCGTTTGTCGCAATCCCGTGAATCGCCGTCGAAGCGAGACCTTTTACTGCGCTAAGTTGATACTGTGCGGCAATACCGTTAGGTTGCTCGCCGGGTTCTGCGCTTCCCCGTCTATATAAAGTTGCTCCGTCCAAACTCATAAATATCTCCTTGTCATTCTATCGCCCGCCTTTACTTTCTTGGGTGGCGGTCCCACCAGTTTACTGTTAAAGTATTATCTCCATATTTGTATGGTCGTTTAGGAGATAATGGTGTTTTTGGTGCGGGTACTACGGGTGCTACATTGGGAGCAATCCAAGTCAATGGTATCTCTATAGGGTCTAATGCCCCCCACTCCCGGCCAAGATTCCGTACTGCGGTGATCTTACCAGCCGCCATTGCCGCGGTCTTTTGCTCGTATACCTGCCGGGCGGCTTTATCACTGTACTTCGGTCGCGGGTGCCATTGGTGATGCACTTTGACATCACTGTACACGATCTTGACACCTTCATGTTTCAGACGGTCAGCAAAATCGCCGTCATCATATCCGCCGCACGGATAGTCTTCATCCATCCCGCGGAGTTTCACAAACCATGAACGCTTCATGGCTCCGCAGAAAAAGAACGGTCGTTGTGCTAACTTCCCGCAATATGTAATACCGTACTCTTCCCCATTCTCCAACAAATCTATGACAAGAGCAAATACGACGTTGTTATCGGTTACTTGAGAAGTCAGAAGCTCGATAGTGTTTGGATTGGAATGCTTACATTCCGCATTCTGAAGGATGATGATATCACCTTGTGCCCGACGCAGGCCGATGTTGATAGGCTGTGCAGGGTTTCGATATACACCTGCGCGACCAACGTGGACATACTCAACACCGTATTCTTTGCACAATGTGGGTGTCTCCGCATCCGTGCCGTCGTCAATTACGATAACTTCACAATCCTTATAAGCGGGTTGCGTCACGAAACTTTCAAACGTCTTCCGCAATTGATTGGCGCGGTTGTACGTCGTTATGACGATGGAAATTTTTGGGTTTCGTAGATAACGCCGCTTCAACTGCTCGTACAGGCATCCCTCTGGAAACTTATCATCGGTACCAGTCAACTTACCATAATCCGTACGTTGGTGGGCTTCATGCTGCCCGCGCCATGCCGCATGAAAAAGATGAACAGAATATGACTTGCTTAAATCCCAAGTCACATTCGGGTCAACCATCTGTGCGGCCCGGTCATAATGTACCGGATCAAACATATACCGAGGCACGATGTATCTCTGCAATCCAAATTGGATCACGAGTTTAGCACACAACTCTGGACCTACTTCTTGAAATGCTAACCCCGCTAACTGACCAGCATTCTTGTTATTGATGTGATCATACCACGCCCGCATAATCGGGCTGTTTGCCGGAACCTTGATGGCGGAATTGTGAAGTACCGTGCTATCTGAATCACAGCCAGCCCACACATACTCAGCGGCGAAATCATATGGTCTCAAGCAAACGCTATC